ACCATCCCCAGCCGCCGTCCAAGTGTAAAGGATATTGTAGGATATGTCAAGAAGTTTATTTCTTTTTATTTTGATCGCGGCCCTTGCATCTTGTGCCATAATATCCTATATAAGATACATATGATAAAAAAAATAAAAGATAGCTGCCATCCTACAGGATGGCCCGCAGGTAATCCTAAGTATATGAATACCAAAAAAGCATGGGACCTAGTAGGCGGCTTAAGCAAGCCGGGCAAGATGCCCGGATGGGCAATTGGTATACCGGCCAAAGAATGTAACACCGGATCCAAACTTCGATTAATACCTGGATCAGTTTGCAGTACTTGCTACGCTTTAAAAGGTTGTTATGTTTTTAAAGTTGTTCAAGATGCTCAGTATAGAAGACTGAAGGCCATTAAAGATAAATTATGGGTTGCAGCAATGTCCACGTTAATCAATTCAAAAAAATCTAAGGTTTTTAGATGGCACGATTCAGGCGATGTTCAGAGCCTGGAACACCTTCAAAAAATTTTTGAAGTATGTAAACAAACGCCAACTGTTAAGCATTGGATGCCAACTAAAGAAGCCTGGATTAAACACCATTTGAAGGACAAGCCCGCAAATCTAGTAATTAGATTATCTTCAAGTATGATTGATCAGGGCAGCGTTAAAAGCTGGCCTAACACTTCAACGGTAGTAACAAAAAAAGCCAGCTGCCCGGCACCATCGCAAGGCGGCCAATGTTTAGATTGTAGAAAATGCTGGAACCCAAAAATTAAAAATATTAGTTATGGCAAGCATTAGATCTAAGCATAATAATTTATTAAATTATTTCATTTGCAATCATAAGGACTTATCAAAGTCCTACGTCCGCAAGTGTGAAAAATTCCTAACAAGGAACAAGAGGGCTGGTAGTATTCCACCAGCCCTCAAGCAGAAATAAAAAATAAGGGTGGGTCCCGCCCACAAGCACGCACCATAGTCCACAAGCCGACAAGCCAAGATCCACGGCCCACAAGTCAGACCACAAGGTTCTCGTTTCACGTGAAAAAAAAAGGGTGGGTCCCGCCCACATGCTCTTCTCTGTTCTGCGACACTTTGTCCATTGACCTTGGACATAGGATATTGTAGGACGTTAAACTTTTTGTAGAAATTTAAAGCTTGACTCCAGGCCCGTGGCCACAGGTTCGGCAGAACCGGTCACAAGATCTTGGATCTTGGATCCTTCATAAAGTTTTATGGCCAAAGGATCGAGGGCCTTGGCCATGATGAAAGTATTGTGCGGATGTCGTAAATGGAAACCAATTTGGTGAGGAGAAAACCGAAAATTTTTAGCCAATCTTAGCTTTAACTCTATAGTGAAAAAGTGCCCAGAATTATTACACACCAATAGATCAGGAGTGCCATGTGCAGCACTATTTTCCACGCGTGTAAATGATAATTTGCAATTATTTTTAATATTGAACGCTTTAATTTCATGCCAAAACTTAGTCTCTTTTTTAATCATTTTTCAGGCTAAGTGATGTGTATTCAAGCTAATCAATTTTCTTCATAACTTCACCCATTTTCCATTTGGACTTATAGGTAGTTAGGACCAATCGATGAGTCTCCCGCACTCCAAACAGTTTGTTTTCCATCAACTTAATATCTTTGATGTCATACATTTGACCGTCGGGCATACAGATTTGAACTCTTGCTTCCTGAGCTACTGGAGACTTTAAAAACTTATCCAGCGCCATTCTAAACATCTTTCCTGTAACCATTGTAACTTGAATATATACCTAAATTATATTATATTGCAAGTTATGGGTTTACCAAAAAGACTTACAGAAAAACAAATTAAATTTGCCAATCTATTAGTGACGCAAGAAGGCAGACAGACTGATAGTGAGTGTGCTATTGAAGCTGGATATGATCCTAACTCGGCTTATGTATCAGCAAGTAAATTACAGAACCCTTCTTTGTATCCTTTAGTCAGTCAATATATCGGAAGACTCAGAGCAGAGAAATTAAAAAAATACGATATTTCTTATGAGAAACATTTAGCAGAGCTCGGCAAAATTAGAGATGAAGCTCGTGTTAATAAGGCCTGGAGTGCTGCAGGAAATATGGAAATAGCTAGAGGAAAAGCAGCTGGATTCCAAAATAATAACCACTTACACCTACATAAAGATCTAGATAAATTAGAAGAATCTGAGCTGGATAAATTATTAGAGACAGCTCTAAAAAATTACAAACCTATATTTGATAGCAGTGCAGAAGTAGTAGAAGCTGAAGAAATTAAAGAATAATTTTTTTAATAGACTGTATTACTGCGGTAGGAATTATACAAGTATTACCAATTGTTTCAAAAGTAGGTTTATCTTTACTCAATATATAATCTGAAAATATTCTAGTGATCCCTTTACTTTGGCTAAGTAAATAACCTTTAGATACACATGTAGGCAACTTTTCTTTTTTTAAATCGTTTGTATTGCTCCAACCAGCATCACCTTCAATATCAAGCCATCTTATTTCTACAAATGGATATGCAGCAATGTCATCACCTAAAGATTTAGTGTTAAGAGGAATAGTCTTTCTGTTTTTAGTTCTCTTTTTTTTCATACACACATATTACAATGTATAGGTTTTTTTTCTAGGAAACTTTTTTATAAAAAAACATTTCTTATGTGCGCGTACGGGTTTGCTAGAAGTGTTGATATTAGCCAATAATAGTATTTTGTAACCACTGTAACCACATTGTAACACGATTTTGTTACAAAATTATCGTCTATTAGTGTTGGTATTAAAGAATAATAGTGTTTCAAAACCGATTGTAACCATTGTAACCACGATCTGGAAATTGAAAAACAAAAAAACTTTTCTGGCAAATAAAGTCTATACATAAAAAACTGCCTTATTTTAGACACAAATGTGATATTTTAGACACAGATGTGATATTTTAGCAACAGTCCATGCAATATTTTTTATTTATAATACTTGTCCAGCCATATAACTCATTATTACAGTCTTTTGCTTTACATACAGTAACACCCTTGTGAGAGTCTTTTAGGGCCTCATTCGTCTCCTTTACAGCCTTAGCGCCAGGATAATCTTTTGCTTTACCCTTCCATATCATTCTACTTATCATCATTTTCTTCCTTCCTTTCTTTTTTATTTAACTTACTTTGTTTATACGAATCTGCCAATTCATCGTTTTCTTTTTTACCAAATATTTCATTCCAACGTTTTCTATAATTATCGTCAGAAGGTCTAGATTTACCATCCCAATCTCTTGCCTTTTTTAGGCCATCATTGAACTTTTTTTTATTAGGATTCATTAATGTAGTGTTCTCCCTATTTTTCTTAGTGATGAATTATATTCTCCTGCCTCTACTTTTTCAATTATTTTATCTAAAGGAGAACTAACAAATTCAGAAAATTCTTTGAATTCATCTAAAGTCATATTTTCAATCTCCATTTCAGGACAATTTTTTTCCATTTTTCTTTTTGTATCCATCCAATCTTTTTCAGTAAAACTGTCTAGAACAAGACTTACATTTAATTTTAATTTACTCATACCATAATATCCTATATTTAAAATCCATTCCTGTCAATCAGATCCTGAAATTCTTTTTTCTCTCTGTAATACTGCCCTACTCTTGTCCACCATTCGTTCGCATAATGTTTGAATTCTTCGCCTTCTACGCGAAACTCTTGGTATAAAAAATCTTTTGTACACATTAGAATAATTCCAAACTGAATATTAGTTCCATAAATTTGATTATGGGCAATAGCATAAGCGGCTAACTGTAAATAATAATCTGTAATCCATTCTTTCTTTTTAGGTTTATTAGATTGTTTAAAGTCAATGATTGCCTCTTTACCATCGTAAACTCCAGCGCCATCGGTTGCACCTGCGTACATGTCAGGATAAAATACGGTTCCTTCACTACACCACAATTCATCTAACTTACCAGTCAATCCCTGGTCCACGATTATTTTTGCCATCTTCATGGCATGTAGACCTGTCTCAGTCATATCAATTATAAACTTATCCTCGAAGTAATGTTCGAGTATATTGTGCATGGTAGTACCCCTATGGGCCGCGTCCTTAGTAATTTTATCAGCCACTTCAGAACCTACTTTTTCTCTCCAGGTTTTTAATCCAGCTTTTTTATCAGCAGATTCAGTCGCTTTAAGTATACTAGTTACACTCGGTAATTTTTCTTCTCCAACTAAGTAGTGTCTTTTTTCATCTATAATAGTTCTAGAAGTTTTAGGGTAATGAAATTTTTTATTCCACTTTACCATATCAACCACATCCCTAGTATAAATCCTAAAACGAAACTTATTTTTCGTGAGTGATCTATCCACATTATTTCTAATTTAAATCTTAACTCATTGATTATATTCATTTATTCTCCTTTATTTATTTGTTTAAACGTGTGTTTTAAAACTGTTGACCAAGGGTTAACATCTAAATCTCTAGCGCAGCCACTTAACAACAATATTAAAATTATTAATTTAATCATCTATTTTTTCTTTTCCTACTCTTATGTAGTTAACCCAATCATTCGGGTTACTATTTCTTTTTTTATCATTACAATCTACACAACTAAATATAATATTATTGGCTTGATAGGTCAATCTTGGATCCCATCTATCAATAGATACATTTGTTTTATGTTGACCCTTACGACCTTGATAACCTTTACCTCTAGTTCCCATTCTAGTTATAAAAGTAAAAGGTTGCTCACAGTATGCACAGATTCTTCCATTAGACTCAGGAAATTTTTCTTTCATCTTAACAATATGATTCATATACAAACGCCACACTTCCATTTTATCTATACTTGGAGCAGGTATATGCCCACCATACTTAACGTAAGAAGGTTTAAACTTAGTAGAGATCATTCTAGTTACATATCCACGTTCCGTATTCATATAATTAAAATCCTTAACTAGTCGTCTAGGATCATGAGGATTTTTATAGCCCATCTTTCTCCAGACAAATTTTATTTTGTCCTTGGTCCATGATTTTAAATCCATATAACTTTAAGCAATCTCTAATGAGTTGCATATTGTATTTAGGAAAGTCATCGAAAACAAATCTAGCAACAGGAGCCGTTCTGTTAGCAAACCAAATACACTCAGTCATTACATCTTTAGTCATGTG